TGTAACACCGGGGACAGGAACACCGGGAACTGGAACACCGGGGACTGGAACACCGGGAACAGGAACACCGGGGACTGGAACACCGGGGACAGGAACACCGGGGACAGGAACACCGGGGACAGGAACACCGGGGACTGGAACAAATCTTCTTTCAATACTGGTTGTTTTAATACAGAAGAACAGAAGATCATGCTGTTCAATAAACCGTCAAATATGACTTATCGTGAATGGATTGATTCAGATGCAAGATATTTACTGAGTCAGATACCAAAAGATGTTGTTGAATGGGTATATAAAAAAGATATGACCGATGAAGAAAAGGAAGCATATCCAACCTATAAGACAACAGGTGGTTATCTAAAAGTGCTTGATGAATCGGAATGTGCTCAGTTGTGGTGGAATAGCTTATCAGACAACAAAAAGAAAATTATCGAGAAAATACCAAACTTTGACGTTGAAATCTTTGAACAGTGCACAGGCATTAAGGTAGTAAAGGAGTAGTCATGAACACAGGAGAAAAGATAGATTACATGATTCAGTGTTTGAAAGCTGCAAAAGCTGAGTATGAATATTCCGTGGACTATCTGAAGAATGAGCCGGAAAGAGACGATGAATCAATTTGGGAGTATCTGGAAAGGCATAGACAGCCGAACAAGGCACTGATTAGGGATAATCTTAGGAATGTTGCAAGAATGGGATTCCAGGTAGCGAATGAGGTGAAATGATGGATGGACTAATTGTAAAAAAGAGATGGTTAAATCTTATCCTTAGTGGGAAGAAAACTATTGAAATAAGAGGTAGTAATACCAAGAAAATAGGACAGCCGATCTATTTACTGGAAAGTGGGACAAACCTTGTAAAAGGCACATGTATTATAGACTCTACATATCCAATATCCTGTTCTGATTGGTCTGAGGAAAGAGAAAAACACTGTGTTGACATATCTTATTCAGAGTTGAAGAAAAGGTATAAAAGACCTCATGCGTGGGTACTGAGAAATGTGAAACTGACGGAAGAAGAATGGAAGTACGAACATCCAAAGGGTGCGATTATATGGGTAAAAGATGTAATGCCGGCATATGAACTGCAAACTGGATATATAGACGTAATTTTTAGAAACAATATGTAATTTACAGAAAGGAGTACGGAGCTCCGGCCGGGCAAAGATATATCGGCTCCTTTTGAGAAGATGAAACAAAGAAAAAAACTTAAATGTAACTCTGGAAGTAGGCAAGATTGGGGGATGTGAGAGTGAAATTTATAGACTGGTTCGCCGGAATAGGTGGTTTCCGAAGAGGAATGGAACTTGCCGGACATGAATGCGTTGGTTTTTGCGAGTTTGATAAGTTCGCTACAGCAAGCTATATTTCCATGCATCTTCTGACGGACGAACAAAGAAAGAAACTAGATGAATTACCGCAGAAGAAAAGGCAGAAGGAGATTTTAAAAGATGAATACAGAAATGGAGAATGGTACGCAAATGACGTTAGAAGAGTGTGTGCCGATGATATCCCAAAAGCAGACTGTTGGTGCTTCGGATTCCCATGTTTTGCCAAAGGAACTTATATTCTTACAGAAAAAGGATATATCCCAATTGAAGATGTATCTGTCGGAGATAAAGTCCTTACGCACAAAGGAAGATGGAGAAAAGTCACAGCAACAATGCACAGGGACGGAGCAAGACTCTGGGATGTCAATGGATTCGGAATATTGCCAACAAGAACCACGGCAGAGCATAGATGATGAACTTAGGCAGAGAATTGTCGATGGAGTAGAAAACGCACTTCTTGAAAAAGCAACAACCGAAGCTGTACAAAGAGTGGATAAAGCTATTGCAGATAAAATTCTCGAAGCAGAAGAAACGATTCAAGATACTGTAGACAAATTTGTTAAGACTGTATCGGAAGAAAAGATTGCAGAGATTATGATTCCTGTAAAAGAAGATTCTTGGAGTAGCAAAGTAGCATATATACCGTTGTCTGAATATGTAGAAAAGCGGTTTGGATTGTTTCTTACAGAGAAGAGATACGATAGAGACGGACGCACTGCAAGTTATTCCGGCGACAGAAACCTATCTGCTGCCGATCTCATTACGAGACAATATTTGGAAAAAGAACTTGGTACAAAAGTAGAAAATATGATTGCTACTGCAAAAAGAGAAGTGGAAGAAAGTCTTGTGAAGTCACTGGAACAGAAGTTGAAAGAGAATCTTGCGAAAGAAACAATTGAGAGAATGAATATTCCTGATGTTTTAAAGAGATTCAGCGAAATGGCACTTGAAGATAAAACGGAATAGACAGATACGAGTTTGCAGAGGATTACCCGGATTATGTAAAGGAGGAAGAGGAATGAAAGTAAAAAGTTTTCTAAATGTAATGTGCCCAACTCGGACATACAAGGTTATCTGTAATGGATTGGCTGCGGAATTTGAGCCAGATGAAACACTCCCTGATATTATTGCGTCAGCTGAGTTAATAAGAAGCACAAAGGATAAGGAAACAGAATGCGTTAGGTAACATGAAAGCAGACCGAGAACTTACAGATTCAGAAGAAAAGAAACTTGCTTTGCTGAATCAAATGTTTTTAGATGAATCCGCAAAGTATGACGAGGTGTAGTATGAATGAAGCAGAAAGACAATATAAACAATATGTCAAAATTTTCGCAAGAACATACGGTACAACAATTGAAGAGGCAGCGGAAACAAGAATGTGTAAAGAGTACAAAAAGTATTGCGAAGAGGTATTCAGTGTTGGAATACATGATGAAATTTCAAATGAATAATAGTATATAATAACCGTTATGGAAAGATGGGATGGTGTATGAAGTTATGTAACTGCGTATCGAGCGAAATTGAGTATTATATGCTTAAATGCAACTTTACAGAGGAAGAAGAAAAAATATTCTTGATGTTATCAAAAGGGAAAACTGCAACGGAAATTTCCGAAAAATTATCCCTATCTGAATCAACTGTAAACAGAAGGATAAAAAACATAATGTCCAAAGTAAATGAGGTGATAACGATGAAAGAGAACGGGGTTCCTATTTGGGAAAAGGTAATGCTTACTGTGGAAGAAGCATCGCAATACAGCAATATTGGCGTAAATAAGATAAGTTCATTACTTAACGAACCTGGATGTTCATTCCTATTCTGTGTGGGTAAAGGTAAACGATTGGTAAAAAGAAAGGAATTTGAAAAGTTTATAGAAAAAACACTTGAGGTGTAAGTATTGAAATACGAGCCATTATATAGTAGTATGTAGCTGTATAGTGGCTCTTTTTCAAAATGAAAGGGGCAAAAATAATGGGAAAGGATTTAAAAGGAAAAGAACTAGGAATTGGAATAACTCAAAGAAAAAACGGGACTTATCAAGGGAGATATAAAGATAGGTTTGGCAATTCAAAGACAATATATTCAAAAAAGTTATCTGAATTGAGAAAAGATCTTGCTGTTAAAATCGCAGAAAATGAAACATTTGTAAGCGTAAGAGAAAACATAAAATTGGATAATTGGTTTAATCAGTGGATAAAGATATATAAAGAAAAGAGCGTACGCCCTAATACTCTTAGAGAATACACTCACATATACAATAAAAATATATCACCTTTTATAGGAAATCGCAACATAAATTCTTTGGTTAAATCAGATATTCAAAGAATAATAACATTGGCTCATACAAATGGATATGGGTATGAAAGGCAAAATAAAATCAAAGTTATATTGTCAGATCTAATGGGTAGAGCTCTTGAAGATAATTTGATTTCAAAAAACCCGGTTTTAGGAGCAAAAGTTATAGATAAGAAGGAATCTAAAGCCAAATCTCTTACGCTTGAAGAACAGAATATTTTCTTTGAATATTGCAAAAATACATTTTATGATAATATGTTTAATGTTGCAGTGAATACCGGAATGAGACCTGGAGAACTTTTTGCGCTGACAGAATCAGATGTAGATTTCGAAAATGGGTTCATTGATGTAAACAAAACGTTAGTGTACCAGAAGTATCTTACAGATACCAGAAAGACTTTTCACATAGAAGAACCAAAAACAAAGCAGAGCTATAGGAAAGTTCCGATAAACAGCGTTTGTAAAATATATCTTGAAAGACAGATTCAACAAAAAGCGATAGTATCAATCAAGAGGCCAAAAGAACAGAATGATTTTTTGTTCACTACAAAGTACAATACTCCGATAAATTCAGTAATATATGCAGATGCTATACATGCAGTTATAAGAGAAATAAATTTGTTGAGACCGAATAATGATTTGTTCAAAAATTTTAGTGGACATACATTCAGACATACATTCGCCACTCGATGCTTTGAACATGGAATTGATGCGAAAGTTGTTCAATCATATTTAGGTCACGCAAGTGTTAAAATGACTCTTGATTTATATACTCATGTTACGAAAGAAAAGTCTTTTAATGATATTGAAAAACTGGTAGATAATACACCAAATAATATCGTGGATTTTAAACAAAAAATTTCATAAGTGTGTAAATGGTGTGTAACTTACACACTAGGCAGAAGAGAAAAGCCTTAAAATAAAGGGTTTTCGGAGCATTTTGTACTAAACTTTGTAAACTTACTATGTTTACCAGACAACTCCGTATGATCTGTATGGAACACCGTTCTAATACTGAGTTTATAAGGGTTTCAAGCAATTTGGCATACACACTGAATTTCATAAAATTACACGTATTTACACGAATTTACACAGCAAAAGTGTGTAAAAAGTGTGTACGGTACACAGCAAAAGTGTGTACGAAAAATAGTAAATAAAATAGAGCCACTATATGACATAAATATGAGAAGAAAGTGAAAACTTACTTCTCTTTTTTATGCGAAAATTTAAATATGAGGAGATGATATACATGTTTTCAGATGAGCTTCTTGAAAGAATATTTTGTGATGAAAGAATGAAAGATATCCCGCTTTGCATCCAGTCGACGGTTGTCCATGTCGTAGAGGATGCGCTCGAAAATAGATACTATACTGAAAATGTGTATACGACGAAAGAAGATATACTTAACGACGTTTGTAATAAAGGTTAGGAGGATATGCCATTATGTATGAAAATCCGTATATGGGAAACCAATATATGCAACAAATTCCAAGGTACAATGGAATGCAATATCAACAGATGCAGCAACCTGTTTATCAAAATCCGGTTCAGCAATCTCCAACGCAACAACAGGCAGCTGTGCCACAACTTATCGGGCGTACTGTAAATAGTGTAGACGAAATAACAGCCAATGACGTACCGATGAATTATCCATATGCAATCTTCCTGAAGAACGATCTTTCAGAGGTGTACTTAAAATCGTGGACACCGAATGGCACGATTCAGACGATTACTTTTAAACCGGAGATAAATACTACTCCTAACAACACAAATCGTCAGGAAAGTGCAAATACGAAAGCTACGGAGGAAATTATGAGACGTTTTGACGAATTATCCGACCAAATCAAAGAAATCGGAAATTCCATTCCGAAACCGACAGCAAAAACAAGATCAGCTACATCTAAAAAGGACGGTGAAAGCGAGTGAATATAATGAATGTCTTTCAAATGATTAACAGTGGAAATCCAAAGCAAATAGTCATGAGAATGATGAATGACCCGCAAATTTCAAACAATCCTATGGCTAAAAACATGTTCGAAATGGCTAAAAATGGAAATTTAAAAGGAATAGAAGAAATGGGAAGGAATATTGCAAAAGAAAGAGGGGTTGATTTTGACAAAGCGTTTTCAGATTTCAAGAATCAATTCACGAAATAAAATAGCTACTAAATTCTTGCAAGATTTAAGTATACAAAATTTAACAGGAGGTAAAAACTATGTTTAATTCAACAAATTCACCTTTCACAATCCCTGTAACTCCTTATGATGGAAACAGAAGCGACGGTTTTGGAGACGGTAACGGTTGGTGGATTATCCTTTTTGTTCTTTTCTTCGCTTTCGGAGGATGGGGAAACGGAGGATGGGGCGGTAATGGATCAAATTCTAGTTACTACACTGACTCCGCATTGCAAAGAGGATTTGATACACAGAATATCGTCGGAAAACTTGATGGAATCAACAACGGTTTGTGTGACGGATTCTACGCCGTGAACAACAGTATGCTCACTGGATTCAATGGCGTAAATACAAACATCATGCAGACTGGCTACGGAATCCAACAGGCCATTAACGCAGACACAATCGCAAACATGCAGAACACCAACGCTTTGCAGTCTCAGCTTGCAAATTGCTGTTGCGAAACAAGAGAAGCTATCCAGGGCGTAAACTACAATATGGCAACAAACACTTGCGCACTTCAGAACACAATGAATACGAATACTCGTGATATCATTGAAAGCCAGAACGCCGGAACAAGAGCAATCCTTGATTACCTTTGCAATGAAAAAATTTCTACTTTACAGGCTGAAAACAACGATCTTAGGCGCGCAGCTTCTCAGGACAGACAGAGTGCATTGCTTACAACCCAGATGGCTGCTCAGACACAGCAAATTATCAATGCTGTAAATCCAGCACCAATTCCGGCGTACCAAGTTCCAAATCCAAACGTATATTACGGATGCAACAGTGGATGCGGATGCTAAAAATAAAACCATGTAACTTAACTTAAATGTTATGTCTGCTATAAGCAGTATTACGAATACAAGGGGCAGACTAAAAATAGTTTGTCCCTTAAATTATGGAGGTAAAAACTATGGCTGAATATTTAGCTGTTTCTGCTCAAGAAGTAGCAGCGAACGGAAACGTTATCTTTACAAACACGGCAGTCCAAGGAAATAACTGCATTAAACATCGTGAGGGTTCTGGAATCGTAACTCTGAGAGGAATCACAAATCAGTGCAGAGCACGTTATTTTGTTGATTTTTCAGCAAATATCGCAGTACCGACCGGAGGAACAGCTGGAGCAATCTCGCTTGCAATTGCAATCAGCGGAGAGCCTGTTCTTTCTTCTCAGATGATTAGCACTCCGGCAGCAGTTGACCAGTATAACAATGTATCTTCTGGCATCTATATTGATGTGCCGGCCGGATGCTGTGTAAATATTGCTGTTGAGAATACAAGTGCACAGGCAATCAACGTGTCAAACGCAAACCTTGTTGTCACACGTGAAGCGTAGGAGGTGAATGGTATGCATATCAAGAGAATTCATGAAATGATAGAAAGCCTTACTGAGTGTACAAAAGAAGCCATCGAGAGCGATCAGACGTGCGTTGGGTCATATCCGATTGGTGAGGTCGTAGATATGATTAAAGACCTTGCTGACGCTGAATATCACGCAAGAATCGCAAAAGCAATGGAAGAAGCCGAAGAGGACGATAAGGAAGAAGAAAAGTATCTTTTGAAGCGTTTTAAGGAAGAATATGGAGATGATGAAGGAAGACGGTACTATGATGAATGGCGCTATTCTTCTGGAAGATTTGCCCCAAAAGGAAGAGGTATGCGTAGAGGATTCGACGAGACTCCTTACTGGCATATGACTCCTGAAATGTACAGAGATATGGACATTGATATGGATCGCATGTATTCATATCCTAGAAAAACAGGACGTGAAAGAAAAACTGATAGGAATTATTACGGCGGTGATTCCGGTATGAGAGATTCCAGAGAGGGAAAGAGCGGAATGAGCAGAAAAACCTATATGGAGTCAAAACAGATGTACTCTAGTGACACACCAGAGAACAAACAGCACAAAATGAGAGACCTTGAAACCTATATGAGAGAACTTTCCGATGACGTTACAGAAATGATCTCCGATTCTACACCGGAAGAAAAAACAATGTTGAAAGCAAAACTACAGACTCTTGTGCAACACTTATGATTTTTGAAATAAACGGTGTGGAGTGGCATGTAGAGTTTGTAGCACCAGGAAGTAATCTTTTAAGGCGTAGTGATGGCTCTCTGAGCGTTGGGGTTACTGACAATCTTACCAGAACAGTATATCTTTCCAATTTGTTACACGGGAGATTCCTTGATAAGGTAATTTCTCATGAATTATGCCATGTTTGGTGCTTTATGAACAACATATATATGCCGATAGAAGTAGAAGAACAAGTTGCTGACTTTCTAGCCACTTACGGGCGTGATATTTTTGACATGGCAGATTTTATTTTGAGTAATTTTACGGAAAACGAGATTTATGCATAATTTTTAAAATTCTACCATTACGCATGTCCACTTCTTCTGATATAATAATAATTGTCCAGAAGATAAGTACACTTCATTGTCTCCAGCAAAAGGCGGTACGAAAACAGAGTCTTGAAATATAGGCTCTGTTTTTACTCAAAAAGGATTTTAGTTTTTGACATTGACTTTTTTATATATTTATTGGTATCTTGTTTGTAAAGATAAAATACTCCAGTGAAGGTGCTGGATAAAATAGAACGGAATAACGACCAGTGAAGCGACTGGTTACTAATTGAACGGAGCAGAGCCTATTAAGTTAGGCTCTGCTATTTCTGACAAAAAAATAAGAGTTGCCAACCGACCAAAGTGAACAACTCTTAATGTAACAAAATCCAAAAGGATAAATCCAAAGGATATTTACTAAATTATTTTAACATATCCTTTTGGAAAAAACCAATATTTTTTTGAAAAGGAGTACAAAAAATGGAACAAACAAAAGTAACAGTATTTAACAATGAAGAGTTTGGAAAAGTTAGAACAGTAATAATTGACGGAGAGCCATGGTTTGTCGGTAAGGATGTAGCAGAGATTCTCGGATACGTCAATGCGAGCAAAGCACTTGCAGACCACGTAGATGATGAGGACAAACTCAATAACGATTCGTTATCGAGTTTAGGACAGCGTGGCGGATGGCTTATCAATGAGTCGGGTCTTTACAGTCTTATCCTTTCAAGCAAGATGCCTAATGCGAAGAAGTTCAAACATTGGGTAACGGATGAAGTTCTCCCATGCATCCGAAAGAATGGAATTTACGCTACAGATAACGTGATTGATAATATTTTAAATAATCCGGATTTCGGGATCGAGCTTCTAACTAGATTAAAAGAAGAACGGTCAGCGAGAGTAGAAGCAGAACGTACCAATTCTATTTTGATGCATGTTAACAAGACCTACACAATGACTGAAATTGCAAAAGAAATCGGTCTGAAGAGTGCTGTTGAATTGAACAAAATTCTTTCTGATAAAAAGATACAATACAAAGTAAACGGAACATGGGTTATGTATTCCGATTATAGCAATTGCGGATACGAAGAAATAAAGCAAGACGTTCTTGATAACGGACGTGTTATTTACCACAGAAGAATAACTCAGCTTGGAAGAAAATTTATACTCAATTTATTTGATATGAAAGCTGCATAACCACCAAACAAAAGCGACCTACGTAGGTCGCTTATTTTTGTGGTGTTATTTATTTTTTGGAGTTTTTACTAATGCAATAATAGCAAGTACAACATTTATTGCACACCAAGCTGCCCAAATTTTAAGATCTAAGTAGCTTCCAGCTAATGCAAGACCAATGATTGTTGCTAATCCAAACAGTATGATAAGAGCAATATTTCCGCCTTTTCCTTTTGAGTTCCTTGTAGCAATTGAAACAATTCCGCCTGCCAATAAGAAGATCGCAACTAATACTCCCGCTGAACCTCCAACTTCTCCATTATCTGATAATGTGTTGCTGATTCCGGCTGCACATGACTGAAAAGATACAATCAAAAACAGCACGATTGACAATATACCAGATACTAATTTCCAAACTTTCATTCCTTTTTGCCCCTTTCGATAAGTGATTTAACCATATTTTACTATATATTTTTATATATTTCAATAGTAAGTTAATTTTCCGATTTTGATGTATACTGGGCTGACATTAAAGAATTTTGAGAAATCGAGTTTTCCGATTTTAAATCGGGAAACACAAAAGGCGGAAGGCCTGAAAAATTAAATAGCTTAATAGTGTAAAAAGAACTGCCATATAATTTTAGGTAGTTCTTTTTTATTAAAATTCATAAAAAACTATTGACTTTTGTCATAACAAATATTATACTTTTGTCATAACAAAAAAGAAAGGAGGTTTTAAGATGTCACCGAGAACTGGAAGACCCACAACCGACAAAAAAGCAAATAGGGAAAGTTTTCGGTTTTCTGACAGCTATATCGAAAAGTTAAATTACTGCGTCGAAAAGACAGGAATGTCGAAAACAGATGTTGTCAGAAAAGGAATAGATTTGGTATATCAGTCTATTCTAAATGAAAAACAAAAATAGAGTAACCGTTGTGAGCTTGCAAACCTAAACGATTACTCTAAGAAACTACAGAAGCATCAACTTCTGACAAAACTATCATATCATTTGTTGCTGCTTCTTACAAGAGCAATATATAAACAGGAGAATATGTAATGAAAAAGATAACAAGAGATGAATTAACAGAGGTAATGAATGAACTAGATAACAAAACAAAAGGGCTGTCAAGCAGAGAAATAAGTGAGAAGTTCTCAAAAGAGTTCTTTTCTTTGCTGACCGTGGCTGATTTTGCTACACTTGGCAAGACAAAAGCACTTATTTATGCGCTTAAGCTTGGATATCTGGCAGGCAAGAACGAGAGATAATGTGCAAACAGGGCAGAGTGTAACAACTTTGCCCAGTTGCTTTGTGGGTACAATCTATTATGCTTTGTGGGTACAATATGTTTGGTTTGTGGGTACAACGTATCGTAGTTTGTGGGTACAATATGTTATGGTTTGTACCCACAAAAGATAGGGGGTTTTAGCATGGATATTAACGAAAGTGCAAATCCAACGAATATTCCTAAGAATCATACTCTTAAATTCAGATATGATGACGAAATCGAAGAAAAATTAAGGTATCTTTCGGAAAAGCACTTTGTATCTAAATCCGAGATCGTCAGGAAAGGGATTGAAATTCAATATAATGAGGAAAATGAGTAATTTGGTATTGACTTTTCGGGCTACATATATTATTTTAATTATAGGGCTACAAAAAGTGAGGTGAAGATATGAGTCCAAAAATAGGAAGACCAAAAATTGAGAACCCAAAATCAAACCCTATTCACGTAAGATTAGACGATGAAACAAAGGGAATTCTTGATGAATATTGCAAGCAAGAAGAAATTCCGAAGACAGAGGGGATAAGGAGAGGGATTCATAAATTAAAGTCTGAAATAAAAAAATAGAGATTCACGCGTACTTTGACCGGTTACGTGAATCTCTATTACCCGAAAGAAGTTTTCTCTCGCAAATATTATAATGCATTATGGAACTTCTTTCAACATTTTTTTGGAAGGAGATATTATTATGAACAAATTTTACGAATTGTCTTTTGTAAACCATATTAGAAACAATGATGACCTGTCAGAGCAGTTTGACAAGTATTTTGAACCTGTTATTAACAAACTTGGAGAGATTCTTAGTGAAAGTAAGTGCGCAGAACTGGAAGATTTACTTTCCGACTGTTCTTCAGATGCTTTGCGCTTTGCCGGAGTTGTAGGTATGGAACTTGCAGTGGGCGTTATTGATGGCACTATTAAACAAAAAATCGAAGAATAGTAGGAGGGCAAGGATATGAAGAATAATTTACAGGCTTTTAATGCAACGCTTACTTCTATGGAAGTTGCAGAAATGGTGGAGAAAACACATGATAACTTGATAAAAAGTATCAGAAGATACAGTAAATATATTGATGAATCCAATGCTTCTTTAGACGCCGTCAAAAATGACGCGGTTTCAGAAGAAGACAATCTTAAACAGCTCAAAAATGAGGTGGTTAAAGCGGAAACAATTGATTTGCAGGAATTCTGGACGGAATCACAGTATAAAGATGGAAAAGGACAGACCAGACCATGCTACAACATCACCAAGAAAGGCTGCGAGTTCATTGCGCACAAGTGTACTGGAAGAAAAGGAACGGTCTTTACCGCCAGATATATCAACAGATTTCACGAAATGGAGCATGAAATCACCGGAAAACGCCTTGGAACCAAGGAAAAAGTGCCAAATGTGGCGAATTGTCCAGCACCACTGGCGAAAAACTGGTATCGGAAGAACCTTTGGAAGATAAAACCATGCGCTGTTAAAATGTATTGTTCCGTGGAAGAATTTCTGGATTTTCTGTTTGAATACTTGAATAATTTCTTTGATACCCTGAAAGCAACGGAAATATATGAGGAACAAACGGGAAATGAGCTTGAAAAAGACGTTGATTTGCTTGATTTCTTCCCGGATATGGGAGAACGTGCACAGGAAATTCTTAACTTTACTTATAGCTACAAGATGGATAAGTAAATGATATAACGGTATTTATATAACGGAAGTTATATAACGGTAGTTATATAAATACAATTATGCAAAAAAAACGTCAAACCACTGTAAAATCAAGGTTTTTCATACAATCATATTATAACGGAAGTTATACTTGTAATAATCTAACTTCCGTTATATAACGGAAGTTATATAACATGAGTTATATTCAGAAAGGAAATGATACCATGAAAAAGACACCGGATTCTCAAATTAAAGCCGTGCGTAACTACGAAAAGGAGCGAGAAGTATTCCGCATTGTTTTGCCAAAGGGAACAAAGGAAAAAATAACATCATACGGCTATACATATAACGCTTTTGTTAACGAAGCTGTAGCAAGGATGTTCAAATCTCTGGAAAATGGCACTGAAACATCTGAAAAAAAGGAAATTATTTCCGCTGAATCAGTGCCGGAAACCAATGTGAAAGAAAAGAAAATTACCATTCAACAGCTTCAGGAAATACTTAACGAGAAATCGGAAAACAACAGGCTTATGAAGGAAGAAGCTGCCAGAAAGAAGAAGGAGAAAGAGGAAGCACGCAAAAAAGCAGAGGAAGAAGAATACGAAAAGTACGTAAAAAACATCAAGAAAAAGATAGATGGTGAAGATGTTTCGATTGATGAAGAAAAAGAATCGCTCAGAAGGGAAACAATTGCCAAAGCTAATTTTGAAAGTGAGGTGTAGCAGATGGGATATAAGTTACCAGAAGATGCAACATACTATCGCTCTGAAACGGACGGATACGCGATTTACAATGCTGAATGTAAGTTTATAGGAAGAGCACCAAAAAATGAATTTGCGGTACTGAATACGAGCTTACAGAGGGTGATTCTGAAAGAAGAAAAGCCTATGGCAGAGATTATGAAATGCGATTTGAAAGAAATACAGCCAGGTATGTATATCTGCTCCGTAAGTGATGATATGAGAGCTGACTTGGAAGAAAAATAAAAAACATTTTTTCAAAAACCTGAAAAAGTCGCGCGTTTTAAGGGGGTTTTTCTAGCCACTACTGCCCTTCTAAAAAAATTTCACACCCCAAAACAAAATATGCAATTTTTTTGCAAACAAAAAATATGTCCGGGAAGACGTTCAGTTAGACGACTTCTTGAACATATTTTTTATGTATTCATATACTGTTATTTTGTGCCTGTTCCGCTCTTATTTGACGATGCAAGGCGTATAAATACATCATGGCATAAGTTATCACTTAGCGCGCACAAAACCCTTAAAACGTCAAATACAAGCTTGTAGTTATCATTACCATACTACAAAATAGATATAAAATCAATTCTTTTTTGTCTGATCGGTTCTTTCTCTTCGGTCTGGAGCTGCTACACGTCCGCCAGATCACAGCAAGCGACAATAAACCGGCGCCGATATCGTGCCGGAATCGTCTCTTTTTATGGCATCAAAAAAAGCCGGAACGCGTCCGGCTTTTTATTTTGTCTTTATTTAGCGTTCCCAAGATCGTTTCTCTATATCTTTTTCAAAAATAACGTTCTTCTTTTCTTTCTGGAGCTGTTCAAAGTCTTCGATAGCTCTTTTCCGTTCTTTTCCGGTGTATTTGATAGATTGCATTAGTTCTTCATGACCGTCTGTCAGATTCACAGAATAGAAAAGAATATAATAATAAACATTACCTTGCCATTTCTTTTCCCTGTATAGCTTTATTTTTTGCTTCGTCGGTGCTGTCTTGATAAAGTTATATCTTTCAGTTAATGCGTTCTCGTACGCTTTCAGCTGCAAGATCGCCCTTTCAAGTTGTTCAATATCTTTTCGTGCCCGCTCGAAATAGTGTAATATATCTTTTTCGGTGTGTAGCTTCTCCGGGTGCTGCTCGTAAATTCTTATTGTTTTATCGCTCATTTCCTTGTTATAATTCCCGTAGCGCGTGAATAATTCTTTCAATAGATTTTCGGATTTTTCAAGTGTGCAAGTGTCCATTTCAGGACACCCGCAACACGGTATTTTCTTTACACAAATTTCTTTCATGCTGTCTTTTCTCCTTTCAAGATTTCGGTTGGATCAATTCGGAAAATAAATGCGTGTCTAAATTTGCTGTAATATCCGCCGCGATCCTTCATTGCTTTATTTTCTGCAAGATATTGTTCTCTTGTGAGTGTCTCGTTAATTCTTACAAGCCATAATTCTGAACCGTCGCGCGTGTCTTCGCCCTGCGTAATCTTGTAGCTGATCCCGTCCGCCTTTGCTTCGATCTGCTCCGGCTGCGGCTGTTCGTTCTTCTTGCTTGAAGTCTTGACGCTGGCTTTCTTATTCTTGATTCTTGCCGTTTTCGGTACAATCTTAATTCCTGCGCCGTTATCCTGGCAGCATCCGAAGTAATAAAAATCTACGTCGAAATAGTCAATCATGCCGTCGCAATCTTCATAATTATAAGATTTCACGAAGGCGTCAACGTCTTCAATAACTGCTTTTGTTACGTCGTTTAAAATGTGTGCGTATTTACTGTTAGACTCTTCAATAGTCTTTTTCTTTTCTTCTGCTGATGCGTTCAAAAAGTTTATTCTGTTTTCGTCGTTGTAACCCCACATAAATAACCGCTTTGAAATCTCCCAAAAATCGTCGTTGTCAAGCTCTTCAAACGTCTTATAAATCTCTACCGGGCTTTCTTTCAAGTCAACGTGCAACTCCTGGCACATAGAAGCGTAAGAAGTACGGACGCTAAATTTGTAAGTCGGGTATTTCTCTTTTACGTATGTGCGGACGATCTTAGCGACTTCTTTTAGTGATCTGTTCCAGTCGTGGTTACTTCCTTCCCATCCAAACATAGTGTAAAACTGTGTTCTTGTGCTGTCTGCGGTTTCCTTGACCTCTTCGCCTGTTTCAACTTCTTTCTTATTCTTCCAGACTGCAAAAAGTGCGTCATACTCGACATTAATTTCTTTCATTATCTCAACGTTTCCGCCGTTGTCCGGGTGGTTTGCTTTCAATAATTTCTTGTACTGGTTCTTTAAGTCCTCATATGATTTAACAGCTTTAAAATATTTACTCATTGTCTTTTCCTTTTCGCCCTGATATAATGGGCTTACCTTTCTAAATATTTTTTTTGATTGGTGCCGATCGGGTTTAGTTGTCAGCTGTTCCGATCGGCTTTTCTTTTTTTCTGGAACTAGATTTTTTCAATAAATCGAATCGCTTCCGTATGTCCTCATTGTATTGAGTGGTTTCGGTGTGTCCGAATGTTTGTTTCTTTTGTTCCTTGCTATGGTTATATAATACACAATAATGTACTTTTTATCAATGCTAAAAATACACAAAGATGTACTTGAATAATTGGCTGAAATACACAAAGATGTACAAAGAAAAGTTCTTGACAAAGCAATACATAAAAATGTATTATAATGATAAGAACAGAAAAGAGGTGTAGGAAATGCCAGAAGAAAAAAGAAAGAACACATATAGCGGATCTATTTCATATAGTAACTTATGGGAAACGATGAAGCGTAGAAACATAACAAAAGTAGACTTAAAAGATAAAGACAAGTTTAATCTTTCGCCCACATTAGTTAATAAGCTTGTAAAAAACCAAAATGTTAGCGTAGACACGATAATGTATTTATGTGACAAATTAGATTGTCAGCCATGTGATATATTATCATACGAAAAATAAATACACGATAATGTATTTAATGTGTTGACATGTGATACACAAAGATGTATAATGATACTTGTAAGGAACAAACCTACAAGTAGCCGGGGCAAGACGGAGAAAGGAGAAAACATGGAAGACATGACAATGACGGAAATAGCAAGACTGATTGAAGGTCTTAGATCAGCCGGATGGGAAGAAAAGAAAATCAATGATTTCTTGCTCTACATCGAAAGCGGATCAGAAGAGTATAAACCAAAAGAGAATAAATAAAAAAGAGCCACATAACATGACTCAGGAACACAAGAGAGGGCGGAACTTGCCGCCGCTCTCAAGCAAGTCGATTATAACATATTGGATAAAATAAATCAAGAAAGGCAGTCAATAACGGCTGTCTTTTTTGCGCTTGTGGGTACAATGTTTCCAAAATGTATACAAATTGTTTCCGAAATGTTTCCGCAGATATAGATTTAGGTTTAGATATAGATTTAGATTAAGATTTAGAATTAAAAAGAGATATATTCTTCAAACCTCTTCGAGGTTCTCAGAATATACCCAGAAAAAGTCGCAAAACCAAAGTGCAAATTGCCACACATCGCCACGAATTACAATTTCTCAAAAACTTTAGGCATTGCACTTGTATTTTTCTCTTTTGTTGTGTATGATATATATATCAACAACAGAACCGAATCCCGCCGATATGATTATTGGCAAGTTGTCCCGGATGCCGTGTGAGGGAATAAACAGCTGCAAAGGATAGGAGAAGAGAGCAAGGACGGCAAGAAAGAAGTGTAACACGCTCACAGATGGATCAGTACCAAGATCTATTTGTGGGCGTTATTTTTTTAGGTGTGGAGGTGTAGAACATGGCAAGGAGAAAGAAAGAACAAGAATTACAATCTGACGATGATTTGTGCATGGCTATAACTCCAGATAATCTCAAGACTGTGGTTAAAGACCTGATCACAAATTACTGTATCGACGCAGGCATTGACGAGAGTAATATACCGCCGGTAGTATGGCTGGATATTATAAACACGATACATGATACTATCATAAAACCAAATGTTAAGTGCTTATTATATGACGATAACTACAGGGAATACTGTGATACCAAGGTTATAAACGCATATAGTATATATAAACATATATGTCTTAGCCATAACCAGATATTAAATATTAAGGGATTCTTAGACTTTACTGGTATTACTAAACAAACACTGTATAACTGGAATAATGGGAGTAAGTATTTTGATGGTAAAGGAAGTAGCAATATATTAAATAGTCAGAAAATGGACTTCGCTAAACAAATTATGTCTGACAATGAACAGAGTTTAGAAGCTATGTTACAAGATCACAAGACGAACCCGATGAAAGTACTGCCGTCACTGAACCATTGGCACAGCTGGAATCTACCAGGAGTCAGCAGAGAAAAAGAACGCGAGCCAATGCTCACAGCGCAACAGCTGCCAAGGCTCGGACCCGTAGAACCGGAAGGAATCGAAGAAAAAGATTGATATATTTTAATATTTCAATGCGCAGAAAACAAAATGATAAAATAAATCATTGAACACATTACGAAATTAAACGAACCCGTAGAGAAATGATGCTAATGTATGTGACAAATAGGTGTTTGTCGTATAGATTGAAAAATACAGATCAAACGGGGGAGGGGGTTAAATGAGAACTTGAAAAAGCCACTACTAAGTCCTCCGAATTCCCAAAAAAACAAAAAGACCCAACTAAAGGAGAATCAATATGCTAATCAAAATCACTTTAATACTATTAGTTATCAGCATAGCACTTTTTATTATTACAAAAGTGTATTTCAATACTTTAAGTGTCAGTAATAAATTCAGGCTTACTTGTACAACCAATTACAAAACAGGTGAGAAGATATTGTTTATGATTATTGGATTCACTTACATGATAACATTTGTGATTGCGGTTATGGCAGTTATTAGTTTGATTATCAAATACCTGTAGGAGATGCTTTGAAAATGACAACAGTAAATATTCTTGGAACTGAATATAAAGTGATTAGGGAACCATTCAAAGATAAAGATATTGATGGTTATTGTGATTACACATCGAGAGAAATTAGAATCAGGGATGACAACGTAAATGAAGTTGGTGATTTTGATGAACTGATGCGAAAGCAGCTACGACATGAGATTATACATGCTTTCCTTGCTGAAAGCGGACTTCAATCAAACTACGAACATTACAAACAGTTCGGGCACGAAGAGACAATTGTTGATTGGTTTGCCATTCAGTTTCCGAAGATGATAAAAGCTTTTGAGAGTGTGAATGCAATTTAGGAGAATGTGCGATGGGTGGTGTGAAAGTGCCTGAATCACAAACGTTTTCGTTTTTGTTTAATGATAATCGGGTGTAAGAGGAGAGCAACATGACTGAAGATAGAATCATAAAGGAAAAAGCGCACGAAGTCGTACTTGAAACGTCTTGCCAGATTGTGACGGATGAGATACAGAAACATGATTTATTCTATCATGCGTTACTTGATGGAATCAGGTCGACAATTTGCGAATACGGACGCGGATGCGAAAAGGAAGCATATGCATTGGCTGAAAAAATCACATTATTTCTTGCAGGAGAATAGAGATGCGGATATTTGGTAAAGAAATTACGGATGAATGCTCCAAATGTGGAAACGTACTTGAATGTGAGCTATTTCGTCAGGGGCACGGAATAAAGCAAGAGAGAACAAATGTCCGGGAAATGGTTGAATGCCAGATGGAACACAAAGATAAATGGCAAAAGACAAATTAATGTGATTCCATCCCGTAAATGCTCAACGGGTGTGAATAATAATATATCACGGAGACTAAAATGAGAAGAGGACGACCACCGCCTAATAAGTGCAGAATATATATCTTGATCGCTTTTAAAACTAAAACCTATAGTAATTAAAAAAACCATGCCGGAAACCATAAAACCGGCATGGATCATGAGAGAAAATGAGAATAATAAACCAAGACAAAACAAAATCAATTGAATTTGAAAATTAAGACATATCTGTCGATGGAAAATATATAATTTCTGTTGGTGTGTCAAAGATGATACTCGGACAATACAACACAGAAAATAGAGCACGTGGAGTATTTGATGAAATCCACGAAGCGTATACGGCGAAGACGCCAATTTACATTATGCCGATTAGTTAAAATTTCGATAGATTTTTTTCATGCGTGCTCTGGCATGAGCGCACTATCCTTTCATTACCCACTAGCGGAAAGCTGAATAAAAGACCGTCACAAGGTCTGGTGGGTTTCGTGGAAATCAACCCAGTATCTTTGCGAAGATATTGACAGTTATAGGCTGTAACTTCTTTTTTGATTTTATATTTATGGCGGTTTGGCAGACCGCTAAATAAGCCGTATTCCCATAATGGTATTGGATCGGAAACGACTTGGAGGTTCGACTCCTTCATACGGCGTTTTTCAAGTTTTTGCGGTTCTTGGAAACGAGGAACTATTAACAGACATCGCATTCTCTGGTAGTAAATTACATAAAAACCGCATTTGCTATCTGCTATCATAGCTCAATTGGATAGAGCAGTTGATTACGAATCAACAGGTTTTCGGTTCGAGTCCGAACGGTAGCTTTATTGGCGTATAGCTCAATGGTAGAGCGTCCGGCTGTTAACCGGAGGGTTGCCGGTTCAAGTCCGGCTATGTCAGTTTTTTTAATTGAAAGGAGAAATGAACGATGACATTTAAAGAAGCATTTGAAGCAATGAAACATGGAGCAAAGGTAAAACTTCCTGGTTGGAACGGATACTGGTGTTGGGATGATGAAAAGCAGACCATTATGATAAATTGCAGACCAAAAGATTCTGACAAAGGACAGGGAGAAGTTCTTGATATCCGTGAAACACAGAGAGTAGAATATACTTTCATGCATACACAGAGAGACGATTGGATGATTGCTGATGAAGAGAATTGTTGTGTTCTCGGCGGTCAGTCAACATTTGGATTCGGTGATGCTATCAGTTATCTGAAAAGAGGACTTAAGGTGGCTCGTAAAGGTTGGAATGGTAAAGGAATGTATTTATTCCTGTGTTTTCCGGCATCTATAGAACCAAAAGCCGAGAATGTAGAAATATATTCAGCTAGACAGAGTATAGCAATTCGGACAGCGGACAGTTCAATTGTTGTTGGATGGATTCCGACTCAAACTGATATGCTTGCAGAAGATTGGGTATTTGCAGAATAGTGAGGAGAAGCCGATGAAAATATGTGAAGTTGTGAGTTTGTGCAAAACTTATGGAGAGGATACAACTTTAGCAGAATTACAGAAAGAAATACAAGGAACAAAAGTACATAAATGTCCAAAGTGTAGTGGGACCGGAAAAATCACAAAGAAGCGCAATAAAGCTCAGTACTGGGAATGTCGCGATGATTACGAGTATTACGATGTGGAATGCGACCTTTGCAACGGACAAGGATATACAGAACATATGTATAAACCTAAAATGATTCAAGATGGATGGGAATAGGAGGCTTAATCATGATTATCACAGGAATGGATCACTTTCAGAGTGTATGCAAAAAGAAACTTGTTGAATGGTATAACGGTAACGGATATGCTGACACACCTAAGAGACCACCAATCGATTTATCTAATGTATTTGTGGTGTGGTCTTGCAAAACGCTTCAGAACTATAAATGCCTGGTATCCACCACAATCAGCGGCGATGGTATCTATGCTGAGTATACTTACAATGGAGACAAACAGGAGTTGTATGAAGATGTGTACGGAAAGATTACAAACACTTGTCATACGGAGGAATAGCCAATGCAGAAGAGTAATTGGAAAGTAACGTTAATCGTAGCTGCCGGAGTTATTGCTGTCATTCTGATGTGTGTAATCGGAGTGTACAGCTCACAGAATAAAGCAATCTCGATAGAAGAACAGGTTAAGACAGCACAGTCGGACATTAAGGTCCAGGAAAAGCGAAGAGCTGATTTAGTTTACAACCTTGCTGATTGCGTAAAACAGTACGATGCGCACGAAGCGGATACATTGAAAGCGGTTGTGGACGGAAGAGGTAAGTCTGGAGATATCGAAAATGTCGCTACGGCAATAACAGCAGTCAGTGAAGCTTATCCAGAGCTGAAATCAAATGAAAATTATAAGCAGCTAATGAATGAGCTGTCGATTACAGAGAATATGATTGCTGAATATCGAAGTAACTTCAATAAACAGGTGAAGCAGTACAATCGTTATGTGCGTAAGTTTCCGACAAGTATTTTTCTTAATGTGACCGGCTACGAAAAGCAGTCCTATTCATATCTGGAATATGATGTGTCGGAAGATGCGCCACGGAATCTATTCGGAGATAAATAAATGGAGATTACGAAGCGTGAAGTCTTAGCAAGTATATCTATTATTGCCGTGATGCTTTTAATTGGCTTTTTGATTTCTGGAGAAATTTCTAATAGTATTATGGACGATAATGAGAAATACAATAAAGCAGTTAAAATTAAAGATGAAGATTTGTTCCGTTATGGAATGGATACAAACATTGGAAATGCTTTTGTATACGGAAAATTGGAATCCGTGGATACTGTTACTTATCCGGAAATTGGTGGAAAATACATCTATATTAAAAAGATTGAGGAAAGACGGGAACGTCATGAACGTAAGGTGAAAAAGAAAGATTCCAAAGGTAAGGAGTATACAAAAACAGAGGTGTATTACAGCTGGGATACTGAAAATACAGAATCTTTGCACGCAAAGGAAATTAAATTTTGTGGGACCACGTTCGATTATGAAAAAATAAAATTACCTTTTTCAAAATACATAAAAACGATTCCCGGAGATAAAGTGTATAGTTGGGAGTCTGGCGAACGTGTAAAGGTACGATTTGTATATTACGGTGTGAAAACGAAGTACAAAGGTACGATTTTCGCAGATCTTAAAGATGGAACAATTCCTGACAAGACACATTTTTACAAGAATAGTTCACTCAATGATACTGTAGAAATGTTTGAAACCAACGCGACAGTTGCTATGGTTATATTTTGGATTATATGGATTATACTGACAGGAGCGGTTGTATATGGATTTTATTATTTGGACAACGAGTGGTTAGAGTAATGGAGCAGATAAAAGAAAGTTGGTATTACTGTCCGGCTGGTCATAAGACTGGACAGCGGATAGAGAAAAATTCCAATATTGAGAATACGCCGATATGGTGTAAGCACTGTAAGAAAGCGTATTATCCGGTGATTAAGGATGGGAGGATAAAACGATGAGTACGTATAAAACTTTTAGTCTGTTTTTAGAAGAGTATTGTGATGGATGTAGAGATTTTGAAGCCGACATTGAAAAGATAGACGTTAGCACATTTGGAAAAAAATCGTATCTTACAGATATTCGTTGTAAAAATGCGGACAGATGTAGAAGAATTCATGAACAAATTGAGCGACAATTAAGAGTGGAAAAGTAAAGGAGATTATAAAATGACAATATTCGCTTGGATTTTATTTGGAATAATTGCATTAGGCGTTTTGGCTTTTGCAGTATTTATCGCATGGTATTGGTTTGATGAAAGTGGCGGACCCGTTCCGTGGATAACTTCAATCGGAATTGCTGTTGTATTATGCATTGGTTTATTTGTAGGTATGAATGCATATTACAACAATACTGAAAGCGGGAAGAGAGCATTAAAGTCTCAAGAATCAAATTTTAATTCAGGAATTGAGAGAACTGTGACGATTTATGATGTTAACGGGAAAGTCATAAAGCAATATGAAGGTAAATTTGATGTTGAGTATGACGATGATCGGATCTTATTTGATGATGAAAATGGTAAACGCCATGTGGTGTACTACACGACTGGAACGGTTGCTATTGATGAAAAATAATTAGTGCCAGAGCCTAAGAGCCAGAGCTGATATTTGTGAGAAATGCTATTAAGTGGAATGGCATCAATATTTAAGAAGTATCCTCTTTCGTTGGAACCAATGTAACTTGTCTTGAAAGATTTAATGATACTTGGTTGAAAGTCAACGTAAGCTTCGGAAACTTAATTATCCCGGAGGGTGTCTATGTTATCAAACACATGGAAAGTGGGAAGTGTGAATTTGATGTAGCCGGGAAGAAATATTTTGAAACCACTTATGAAAAAGATTGAGATTTGAATAAAATGCAATTTTTTACTTTTGGTCAATAGCTTAAAGGTAGAGCAATGGACTTTGACTCCATTTGTGGCGGTTCAATTCCGCCTTGGCTAGTTGTAAACGTGAATGTGAGGAGTGTAATATGAGTAAGCAAAAACAATTTGATTCTCAAAAATTTTGTGATGCATACAACGCTTTTGCTAGTAGAAAAGTTACAATGGCGGAAGCAGCTAAAATGGCGGAAATGTGTGAGCCTACATTTAGAAAATATCTCAGAAAACTTTTGATGGGAGAACCGTTTCCTAAAGGATTGTTTGAAGCAGAATATATATGGACATTAAATGGAGATGCATACAAAGATGAGCAATAAGAAAAACGAAAAGAAAATAATATCTCGCTATGCTAGTATGTAACGGAGGACTTCGGAAACTATGATCCAGAATGAATGCGATAAAAAAGAAAAAATTGTCAAACAATTGTATATGTCACAAGGAAAAGTAACAGAATTGGTAGAGGCTGGATACACTGTTACAATCAGACCTGTTAAAGAGGGATTGAAAGTTACTTACCACAAGGAAAAAGTTGTGAAATAGGATGAACTATATTCTCACAGAAAAATAATAAAGATCGCCATTGTCCGGATGCGGATGTGGAACAGAGAAGTGTCTCTTGACTTTTTTAGTTAGGAGGCACTTTTTTGTTATGGCAAGTGAATACTTGATAAAAACTGTAAATGGGTATGAAGATTATATAAAAAATCATGAAATTGACGGACAGGTGCTAAATGCTTATGTAATGGCTACTCAAACAGCTATTTGCACGGAACATGACATTAAATACGGCGTAAAAGTCTCAAATCGAGCAAAAGAAATTATCAATTATTTGATAAAAAAGCAATCAGGTGGCACATTTGCGCAGCTTGAGGACTTTGCACAAGAAAATAAGACAGAATTTGAATTGATAAATATTTACTACAAGCTGCTAAAGATGGAAGCACCGGATGTTTTGGACAGCTACATGCTGTATGTTGAAAAAAACAGAAAAAGAAGAGATAGATTCTATGAACCGAGAAGAAAAACACTAAAGCTTGTAACAGACAAACTCCAACTGCTTGAAGATGATGAATTAGACGAATTGTTTGTCCACATGCCTGCCCGCGTGGGCAAGAGTCAGGAACTTACGCTTGCAACTTCTTGGAAGTGCGCACGCAATACAGAAGCAAGTAACCTGTATGTGACGTACAAGGAAGGACTTGGAGGAGCATTTCTTGATGGTGTTATAGAAATCTGGACGGATCCGATCTATTGTTTTTCTGATATTTTCCCAAAAGCAATTATTGTAGATACGGATGCAAAAAATAATAAGGTGGACTTGCAGCGCAAGAAAAAGTACAAGTCTTTATCTGGAAAAGGTCTCACATCTGGTCTGAATGGTGAATACGATGCCTACGGATGGCTTATTATCGACGATATTCTGGAAGGTATTCAGGATGTATTAAACACTGACATCTTGCGTAGAAAGCAGATTATCTTTGATAACAACGTAATGAAACGTAAAAAAGAAAAATGCAAAGTTGTATATAACGGTACAATTTGGAGTTTGAAAGATATTTACATGAATCGGCGTGATTTCTTGGAAAACAATCCAGAAGCACAAGATATTCGATTTGATGTACTTAAAATACCGGCTCTTGATCCGGAAACGGATGAGAGTAACTTTGATTATGATTATGGAGTAGGTTTTTCGACGAAATATTACCGTATTGAGCGTGCAAAATTCGAGGAAAATGATGATATGGCTGGATGGTATGCACAGTGTCAACAGGAACCGATTGAACGTGACGGAGCGGTATTTAGTCAGGAACACATGAAATTTTACAATGGAGTACTTCCGGCTGAAGAACCATACCGCATCTGCGCAGCGTGTGACGTTGCACTTGGTGGAGAAGATTATTTGGCTTTTGCTGTAGCATATATGTATGAAGATGGATCGATTTATATTGATGATGCCATATTTGATAATTCTGAAAAGAAGATAACTAAACCGAAAGTTGTTGATATGATAATTGATCACAATATCGGAAGTGCGTATTTCGAAGCTAACCAAGGTGGAGAGGGTTACAAAGATGAAGTAGATACGATGCTTAGAGAAAAAGGACACAAGATAAACCTTGTTTCTCAGTATGCACCTACTTCAATGAGAAAAACTCAAAGGATTTGGGATAAAGCCGGTTCTATTCGTGAATGGTATTTCAGAGATACTGGGTGTAGAAGTCAGGAATACAGGGCATTTATGAGAAACTTATTTTCTTTCACGATAAAAGGAAAAAACAAACATGAAGATGCACCTGACTGTCTGGCGTCTTTGGCATATTTTATCGAAGGAACGTGGGAACCGTCAAAAGTTGAAGCTGTACATAATCCATTTAGAGGGGGGTATCGGTAATGAATGCAAATTTTCCGACAAAAGAGAATTTGTCCGAGTATAAGGCAATGCAATTGGAAATTGAGATGATAAAAAAAGAAATAAAAAAAACAGAAGACTCCATATCAGATCTTATTGCAGAAGGTACCGTGTGCGACAAAGTAACCGGAGGCCTCGGAGGAATACAGGGATTTAAAATTGAAGGATTTCCAATATCACTTTACGAAAAAAGAAAAAAACTTCTCAGAAAAAAGGTCAACCGTTTAAGAGCAAAAGAAAATGACTTAATTGAATATACAGAAGAAATTGAATCATTTATAGACACAATTCCAATGAGCAGAGATAGGCAGATTTTCAAGTGCGCTTTTATCGAAGGAATGACCCAACAACAAATAGCTGATAATTTGTCAATAGATAGAAGTTTAGTAAGTAAAATTATAAGCAAATATTTATAAGTTTCACACAATTCACTAAAAAAAGGGTGTATTATTATAATCAGAGAAAAAGAACAAAAATTCTTTAACCGGAAATGTCCTTCTGAAAGATAAGAAAATACGTCTTGCCAAACAGGCAGGGCGTATTTTTTATGGAGAAAAAAATGAACGAGTATATTCAAGAAACAATTTATTGTCCGAAATGCCATAGAAAAGTAGGCACATATGATGGACGATCTACGATGAACAAAATATGCAAATGTAAAAAGTGTAACAAACGGGTTGTGTATCATGCAATCGGAGGAAAAACGGAAATTAAACCAATACCGTTAAGAAATTGTAGTAGCGGTATGACATTTGGAATGCAGAGGTAATTCGATGAATAAAGAGACACTACAAGACCTTGTAATTGGGAAATATGGAAGAAAAATTGCATATGTTGACGTTGAAGAGGTCGACCAGAATAATATTCTGGAAGTTGTAGGCGAAACTCTTGGAACGTTTTATTTTAATAAACGGGTAGTGAAGTACCTTTGGGATTATGTACACGGAGATCAGCCGATCCTTTATCGTAAAAAGATTGTAAGAGACGATATAATAAACAAAATTGTCGAGAACCATGCGTATGAGGCTGTCCAATTTAAAGTAGGACAGACATACGGAGAGCCACTACAATGCGTAAGCACAATCAAGGAAGATATAAGCGAATATGTTGACAGATATAATACATATCTAAGATTAGCACATAAGCACGCAAGAAACATTAAATGCGGTGAATGGCAATCAGCTGTTGGAACTGGATTTCTGGCGGTTCAGATTGTAAAAGACAAAAAATCAACTATTCCATTTAGAATTACAGTGCCAACTCCGATGAACACATACATTATATATTCTTCTTTGAACGATGAACCTATCGTTTCCGTACAGGAATTGAAAAACCTTAAGGGCGAATGGTATAAAGTATGCCACACAAAAACGCATCAATGCATTATTAAAGATGGGAAAGTGAGCGAATGGAGCGTACATGCGTTTGGAAATATTCCTATTGTAGAATACCCAAACAACCCAGAGAGAATATCTGACGTTGAATTGGTTATCAGTATTTTTGATGCAATCAATAATATGCAGTCAAATAGAATGGATGGAATAGAGCAATTTGTTCAGTCGTGGGTTAAATTCGTAAACTGCACAGTTGATTCTGAAACATTCAAACAAATGAAAATGGAAGGCGCATTGGTCGTAAAATCAAACAATGGTACGGATAATAAAGCCGATGTTGATATTATGACACAGGAGCTTAATCAATCCGAGTCTCAGGTAGCGAAACAGGATTTAATAGACAATTTCTTACAGATTCTGGCTATTCCTAAGCTCGAGGGAAATACTGGCGGAGACACGCAAGGAGCTGTACAACTTAGAAATGGATGGGATATGGCAAAAACAAGAGGAAAGCTGAAAGATCCATTCGTTCAAGAGTCGGAGCAAAGACTTAATGACGTGATTCTTAACATTATAAGAATTAAAAAGAATGATTGTCCGATTGATACAAGCCAGTTTGAAGTGGTAATAAATCACAGCCCTATGGATAATATGCTTGTAAAAGCACAGTTTCTTGATTATTTGCTGAAAGATGGAACGCACCCTAAACTTGCATTTGAATTAAGCACTCTATTCCCTGATAGCGAGAAAGCATACACGTTATCAAAACCGTATCTCGATGTTTTGTACCGAACTGCGGAAGAAGTCGAAAGAGAACAGGTTCAAGATAGCAAAACTGTTAGTACGGAAGAAGAGTAGTGAAACATTGGAGGAATTGCATTAAGTATTGACTCTGATAGAAACCTTAAAGCAATGTATGACGATGGAAAGTAAGAGGTTATCAACGAAACAATATGAAATATGATTATACAGTTATACAAGATGGACAAACATATCTTGCAGGTGAAGATGTACCTGAAATGGGAAGTCTTATTTGCGTAAAAAAATATGGAAATATAAGAGATTACGAAGGCCTTTCAAAAGATCTTGATAAGCTACCTTTATATGTAGGAACCGGAAGCTCTTGCCTCATGACCGATACAGGAGATTACTACAAATTTAATGCCGAATTAAACGAGTGGAAGAAAACAACTTCTACAACTGCTGATATAAAACAAGCTGTAGAAAATTACATGAAAGAAAATCCGGTAGAAGTAAATACGGATAAAACCTTGAGTGAACCCGGGAAAGCTGCTGATGCAAAAGAAACAGGAGATGCGATTTCTGGAAAAGCATCTGGTAAAGGATTTTCTTTTTTAGCAAATGGAAAAGACGGCATTATCGTAAAATATGATGATGGAATATAAAGGGGCGATTAAAAATGGCAGAACAATCATTTAAAATATACAAAGATACTGCTGAAAGGTTAGATAAAAATGAATCGGACATTGCTTCATTAGAGGAACGTATAGCTGATTTAAAGAGTGTAATGAAAGACATTCACAACAACACTCCACACGCATCAACCATTAAAGACTTTTATAATATCCGCAGAACTGGAAAGGTGTATCAGACAAAAATCTGGAAATTCGCAACCAATCCAACATCTAGCGGAGAGAAACTGCTAGACAATGCTGGATTGGAATTTGTTCTGTCCACTGATACAACCGAGGGAAAGGACGATTATCTGAATGGCAATCACCCTCTTTTTGACTGGGTACATTGTAATTACAAACGTTATGATGATGGCACGGCATATCCGATTGCTACAGAATATGATGATACTTATCAAGAAGCAGGTAGCGTTGATGTTGGTGCTATGCAGATGAGTTTTTGGTGGAATTGGGACGCATCAAATCCAGAGTACGATTTGGTAACGATTTCTGACACACCAAACGAAAAATATAAATTAAAACCGTGGACAGAATGTAAGCGTGCAGACAGAACAATTACTCCGTGGTGTATTGGTTCTGCTTATGTTTCTGGTATCGCTTCTGATGGAATGCTTAGAAGTCAGCCTGGATTAAAACCTGAAAGAAATCAGAGTCATAACAATATGATTCCGAATTATCAGAAAAAGGGTAAAGGTTATTTAGGTGCTGGTTCAGAAAGAAATACATTTCAGATTCTTTTCAACATCATCAAAGGTGCTACAAAGAATAGCCAGAGTTTATTCCAAGGATGCACAGGATACAATTTCCAATACTCTGCTTCCATCGAATCTGCTGATGCACATACGTATTTCCCGGTTACAAACGCACAGGCGCAGAACATTCTTGTTGGCTCTTATGTATCAGTTGGATATGGAGAATTAAAAACTGATACAAATACAGTAAATAATGACCGTGGAGTTAATACAATACATGCGTATGCAGATGATGTAAAAGTATTGCGTATTGAAACACTCGACGAGAATAATAAAGCTGTATATCTTGATATTAAAACAGGATTTAATACCACTCCTATTAAATTATCCGATACAGTAAATGCTCCTATCACGATCACTTCAATGCATTGGTGGTCGGGAAGCACTGATAAAGTTATTGGCAGACATGATGGTTCTTTCGGATCTAATACAGATGGCAAGCATCCGTACAGAGTTCAAGGCCGTGAATACGCTGTCGGTGGATACATGGTTGCATCTGATACAGTAATGGACTTCCAAAGCGATTACAGCAAAAAAGTGTATGTTGCACCAAAGGGTGTAGCACACAGTTCTTCTGATGCAACGATTAGAAACACATATACGTGTGTCGGTACAATTCCAGCAAATCCCGACGGAAACGGTTCGGATTTTTGGGTTGGCGATATTGCTGTAGATGTTGATACTGGCGCATGGTTTCCATCTGCAAAAGGTTCGTCAAATTCACAAGGCTTCGCAGATATGTTATACGCTGGCGGTAAAACTACATCTGGAACGCGAGAATATTTGCAAGGCGGTGTTCTCTGGGTTGGGCCGTTTGCTGGCTCAGCGTTCGTGAATTGCTGGTACGGGCTTGGCTGGGCGGGTTGGTCTTTCCTCGGCTGCGATTAAGAAGAGGTCGTTGGGGGTGAATTTCCTTTAGGAAAGAGGGGATCGCCCCTAATACGACCGACAAAAATAAAAGGACTTACGGCGCACGCGGTAATCTCAGGAATGGGTCGAATGCTGGCTCAGCGTACGTGAATTGCAGGAACAGGCTTGACAGGACGAATTGGAATTACCTCGGCTGAAATTGTCAATTTCTAATATATATAAAAATCCTTGCGTCGTATTTCGCGCTCGTAAAGAGTGTAGCCTGTAAAGGCTCTTGGGCAGATGCCCGAAATACTTTTTATAGACCTACTGAAACTTTTGAAGGAAGGAGTAAGGACGGATAGGGTTCGCCTATCTGCCGGGGTTAGTAGTACAAACCGAAAGCCCTTAAAAAGACAATCGATTATGAAGACGTATTGTAAAATGGTCGATATAACAGATAGAAAACTGATTGAAAAGGCAGTATACAAATGCCTTAAAAAGAAATACAAAAGAAGAGATTCATTGACAATGTTTTCTGAATACACTGGACTTCCGACAAACACTATTAAAGGAATGTTCAATGAGTTCGGATTAAACGGAATGAAACCGATGGTTGAAACAGTGGTTGACGGAGTACGTGAAGAAATCATTCAAGGCAATATTCGCTTTCAACCAATATGGTACAAAGAAAAGATTGACGCTTCCAGTCAGAAAGTGCGAAGAATTGGAATTCAGAACATTAAACAGCAAATCTACGATTATATCGCAGTAGAAGCTATGAAAGACTTCTTAAAGCGAATTGGAGAATACCAATGTGCAGCACTGAAAGGCAGAGGTCAATCCTACGGTATCAAAGCAATAAAACGATGGATGAGAAATAAAGATCTATTTCAATAGCAATGGCGGAAGCGTGAATCAGGGAACGGCTATCTATAACATGCTTCAGCAGCATGGATCCTATAAAACGGGAATTGTGATGGGCGGATGCCATTCCATCGCCTTTACAATTTTACAGGCATGTGACAAGCGGATCATACACTGGACTTCCGACAGACACTATTAAAGGAATGTTCAATGAGTTCGGATTAAACGGAATGAAACCGATGGTTGAAACAGTGGTTGACGGAGTACGTGAAGAAATCATTCAAGGTAATATTCACTTTCAACCAATATGGTACAAAGAAAAGATTGACGCTTCCAGTCAGCAAGTGCGAAGAAT